ACTATATTCTGTAGTAATGCCACTCTCAGAGTAGATAGAATATCTGAAGATTCATAAGGGGAACTAAATTGACAATACAAACAGCCAATATTGGCGCAAGCCCAAACGACGGAACTGGCACTCCTCTGAGAGATGCCGTTGATCTGTTCAATCAAAATTTTATTCAGCTGAGTACTAACTCTGTTGTAAACACCAGTATTACTGTAGGAAATACAGCGACTGGAAACGTCTTTGTTAATTCTTCTTTGATTTATGTGCAAAATAATGCTGCTTACGTTAGAATTGGTAACAGCGCATCAGTGAACGTAATAGCAAACAGTTCTGTTATCCAGACAGCTGGTCTGGTAAATACAGGAACTCTTTCTGTTACATCAAATACTTTGAACCTTGGAACTACCTCTTCTGCTGGAGCTAATGGTTATACCTACCTACCAAACGGTCTAAAAATGAATTGGGGTTGGGTGTATTGTAATAGTACAATTGGAAATGCTATCTTTACTTCTGCTTATACATCAGAGTGTTATGTTGTTACTGTTACCGGTAATACAGCTAACGCTTCTTTTGCTCCTTTTGTGCCTGAACAGAATACAACTGCAGCTGTTATCAGAACAAACGATAATACAGCTATCAACGTTCATTTTATTGCGCTTGGTAAGTAAGGTTTAAAAATGGCTGGAATTATTCAATCTGCATACAAAAAGTCTTTAATTGATGAGATGTTGTATAATATCAGCACAAACACGTCTTATTATTACGCATTTGCATCTAACCCTGTAGCGTATAGTGGAGCTGTTCCTAATACTTCACCAAAAGACTATTCTACTGAATTTGAGAACGATTGGTTGATGTTATTTGGCAAGAAATTATCTATTTCTAATTTCGCCCCGTTGATTCAGAATAATATATGGGACGCTAACACAATATACAGAAAATATGATAATAGCGATCCCGAGCTTTATTCCAATAATTTGTTTTATGCTATTTGCGAGCCTGAATATGACGGTGGCACTTATAATGTATATAAGTGTTTGGACAATGGCAACGATTCCCCTTCTTCTGTCAAGCCAACAATGGTTCAAACAACTTCTTTTGCTACTTCTGATGGTTATGTTTGGAAATATGTAACTTCTATTCCATTCAGACTATACAGAATGTTTGCGACCGAAGAATATGCTCCATTATACGCAAACGCTATTACATCAATTTATGCCAATGTTTATGCTGGTGTAGAAAAAGTTGTTATTGAAAACGGCGGAACAGGTTATTCTACATATCATGAAGGCACTATTCTATCTGCTAATACTACTGTTATCCAGATTGAAAACGAAGCCAGTATCCAGAGCGGTTATTACACAGGAAGCGCCATCTATATTTACAATACTACAGCTACAACTTCTCAGATATTCAACATAACTGAATACGTAGCAAACAGTGTTGGTAAATGGATTTATTTGGATAAAGAAGCTAATACTGACAATATCTTGCCACAGGCCACAAGATACAAAATTTCTCCTAGCGTTCATTTCGTTACAGACGGTGGAACTCAACCTATTGCTTATACTACTATAAACCCAGAAGCAAACTCTATTTCTGATGTAGTAATTCTAGAAACTGGGGCGGATATATCTTGGGCTAACGTGACGATTAATGCTTTGGTTGGTCAAAATGCTAATGTTTATGCTATCGTACCACCAGCTGGCGGACATGGTAGTGACGCTCTTTCGGAATTGAATATCAAGGCTCTGGGTGTAAACTTTCATTTTGCTAATACTGAAGGCGACAATATTCCTACTTGGATTCAATATAACAAGATAGGTATTATTAAAAATCCATACCAATTATATGCAAATGGCGCCAAAAGTAATACTCAATTTACTGGGGCTGTTTTCAGTCAGGTTATGGAATGCGATGTCTCTAATCCAGTCGTATATACTATTGGAGACAGGGTTTATGGTAATACCAGCAACGCTTATGGTATTGTTGCCTATTCAAATACAACTAAATTGTATGTCACAGGCGACAAAACATTTATAGATGGAGAATATGTTTTCTCTAGTAATGGCGTTCTCAACACAGAAGTTGATATTGTTTCAAAGGGCGATATATACGCTAAGAGTTTGAAGCCTCTTTACGTACAGAATATAAATAATGTTAATAGGTCTAACACCCAAACCGAATCTTTTAAACTGATTATCCAGATATAATAAGGCACCAATAATGGCTCTAAAGACAGATTTCAACGTTGCTCCATATTTCGACGATTATGATGAGTTTAAAGACTATTATCGAATCCTTTTTAGACCTGGTACAGCAGTTCAGGCAAGAGAACTAACACAGATCCAGACAATTATCCAGAAACAGATCGAAAGATTTGGTAACTGGGCGTTTAATAACGGCGATATTGTTTATGGTTGTCAGATTTTCGACATGCCTTCGGTTCCGTATGTTCGCCTTATGGATTTCGCATCGAACGGTACAGCAAACTCAGCCACTCTAGACGTAAGAGATTATGTTAATGCAGTGGCCACTAGCGCCACAAGCAATCTAAAAGCTCAGGTCATTTACGCTAATGCAGGATTCAGCACCAATTATCCTGACACAAACATTCTGTATCTAAAGTACATCAACACTGGAACAGGCGGGGAAACTATATTCTCCAACAACGAATTGTTGACTTTCCAGCAAGTTTCTGTTGCAGGTAATACTGATCTAGCAAATGTTTATAGTTGGTCTAACACTCCTATCGATACTGTAACAACAGGTAATTCTCACGGCGTAAGCGTAACAGAAGGCGTTGTTTTCATTGGAGGCGAATTCGTTAGAGTAGCAAATTCTACATTTGGCCTTGTTAACAATTTTGGTACTTACGCTGGTAATAATGTTATTGGATTTGACCTTATTGAACAGATTGTTACAGAAAACCAAGATACAAGTCTTCTAGATAACGCTCTTGGATATACCAACGAAAACGCTCCTGGCGCTCATCGTTTGAAACTTACTCCTATAATCATTTCTCTTACTACAGAAGAAGCATCCCTTAGAGAGAAATTCAATCCTATCGGAATTTATAATTATGGTAGTTTGGTTTCTAAAGTTTTACCAGCAGCAAACGTCTATTCTGTTGTTGGTGACGTTCTAGCAAAAAGAACATTCGAAGAATCTGGCAATTATGTCGTAAACCCTTTTATTGTTGATACTGTAACAACCATTCCAGGTTCTGATGTAAGCGCATCTGATGCTAACAGCGTTCTAGGGCGTGTCAGCACAGGTATCGGTTATGTTCAGGGTAACAGAGTAGAAATCCAAAAAACTGCATATATCAACATGCGTCGTGGCGTTGATACCCAGACAAACCGTTCACAAGAAATCAATTTCAATTATGGCAATTATTTTATTGTAAATGAATACGCTGGATCATTCAGATCCGATTTGATAGCTAGCGTCAATTTTTATGACCAGCCACAAAAAGCTGTTACCAACAGAACATATTCTGGAACTGGTTTGGTTGGTAATTTGATAGGTACAGCCAATATTAGATGTGTAACATTAGTTTCCGGCACTCCCGGCACATCTACTGCTAATTATTACATTCACATTTTCAATACTAGTATGTCTGGAAATTACACACCAAGCCAGATAAAATCTATCGTATTTACTGGTCCAAACAAAGGTATTGCTGACGTTGTATCTACTGGTATTGTATCTTCGCAGAACAAAAAACAACTATTCAGTTTTGGCGTAACTGGTATTAAGAATCTTAGAGATCAGAACAACAATGTTGTTACAGATTACTATTACAGAGCAAGTAATACTACTGCTATTATGGACACCAGTGGTAACATTGACACAAGAATAGCTTCTTCAGTTACAGGCGGAACTGATATTCTACCATTCGTTGCAGGTACAACATTAACAGATTCGGCTGCAGCTGACATTATAGTTGTTTCTAAAACTAATGCAGATTCAGCTGCTATAACTGGGTCAGTTTCAGTAAGCACATCTTCTACTATTGTAACAGGTTCTTCTACTGTATTTACTTCTATATTTACATCTGGAGATTTGGTAAAGGTCGATGGCGCAGTAAGAACAATTGTATCAGTTGCAAACAACACTTATATGGTTGTTGATGCTCCGTTCGCTTACTCTAATTCTGGAACAAACTGTTATAAGAGATATGTGAATGGTAAAGTAATTTCCACAACAAAGGGTATTACTGGTCCTTCTCCATATGTAACAATAGATACTAGCACAGGGTTCACAATTCATTCAGGGCAGATTCCATCAGTTCCTTTGGACGTTGACGTTTCTTATATCGTAAAAAGAACTGTTACTGTTCCTGCTAAAAAGGAAATCAGAAAGAAGAGATTTGTTAAGATCAACACTTCTTCAAACCCAAAAGGTCCATGGTGCCTTGGGTTGGGAGACGTACATAAGATCAATAAAATTTACGGAACTGCTAATGGCGTTTATACTGTTAATGGTGTCGATCTAACAAGTAATTTCTCTCTTGACACAGGCCAAAAAGATACTCATTATAACTTAGCATATATTTACGCTAAACCTGGTTATACAGCTACTTCTTTCCCAAATGTTTTGGTGGACTTAGATTATTTTGCTGTTAATACATCGCCAGGAGTTGGTTATTTTACAGTCGAATCTTATCCTGTTGACGACGCTAATACTGCTAGTGTTACCGCCATTCAGACAAAAGATATTCCTCTTTATGTTGATGACACTGGAGCCAAATTACCACTAAGAGATTATGTGGACTTCAGAGTTCCATGTATTAATACTGCTAACGACAGCGGTTTTTACGATTGGTCTAACGGAGCTCAAACTAATACTGCAATTTCATATGCTACGTTGAATCCATCAAGCACTCTATCGTTTGATGTTCCAATCACAGGAATGAATTCTCCTGCTTATGGTAAATCTCTAGAGGCAGATTATACTTTCTATCTGGGTAGAAAAGATCTGGTTATGATCACCCCTGACAATGTTCTCAAGGTAAAGGAGGGTGTGCCTAGCATTACACCACAATCTCCTCTATTCCCAGAGAATGCTATGCCATTGGCTACTCTCAATATACCTCCATATCCTTCTCTATCTTCTGAGCAGGTCGATGACTTCTTGACTATCAACCAGAGCGCCATAAACCTTATAAGAGACACTTCTCTTTCAATATCTGGTTCTTCTTTGACTAATAGAAGATATACTATGAAAGACATAGGTTCTATTGATCAGAGAGTTACAAATCTAGAATATTACACTCAGTTGTCATTGCTAGAGAAAAAGGCAAAAGACTTAACAGTTACTGACGAAAACGGTCTTGATAGATTCAAGAATGGTATTTTCGTTGATCCTATGACTTCTTTTTCTCTTTGCGATATTTCTAATCCAGAATTCAGTATAGCAATTGATTCTTCGAAGGGCGTCGCTAGACCAAAAATTGTTAGAGAAACTATCACTATCAATTTCAGTAGCACTGCTTCTTCTAATGTTGTCAAGACAGGCAGACTTATTACACTAAACTATACTGAAGTTCCTTTCTTGGTTCAGCAATATGCTACAAAGTATAGATCTTCAGCTTTGGTTGCTTATGCTTGGAATGGTCATCTTACTCTTATTCCGACATACGATAATGGCGTTAATGAAGGTAAAACTGGTTCTGCAGAAATCTATATTGATTCAGCTGCTCCATGGAAAGAATTCGCTTCTAGCCCATTCGGCGTTACATGGGGCGATTGGAGAACTACAACTTCTACTGAGGTTGAGACTATTCTTACTGGAGAAGTTAGAAACAAAGTATATGACTTCAGAGGAAATCTTGTCAGCGATAGACCTGCTGCTGTTCAGCCTGTTGCCAATCCTCCATCTGTAAACGATCTTCTCGTGCAAGCTGGTTGGAATGGCGGCGTAGACTTATTGACAACTCTCTTAAGAGGTTTATAAATATACAAAATGGAATTTAGGAGATAAAAATTGGCTGTTACAAATACTACTAGTATTACAAGCACTACCATTGGTATCCGCGAAGGTACGCAATTACAAGTTACTGAAAACAAGAATTCAAAAACTGTCGGAAATTATGTTACCGACATTTCTATTCAGCCGTACATTAAAAACAGAATTGTCTCCTTTTTTGCATACAACATGCGCCCTGATCGAAGAGTTCATATTTTCTTCGATAGTGTTAACGTAGACGAACATTGTGCTCCTGGTTCAAGAGATGGTAACAACACATATGTTGTTCCAACAGACGGTGGAAATTACCAATCAGTTTCTAGAGTTGGCAATTGGGGTTCTCCTGTTTATACAGATAAAAATGGTAGAGTAACAGGTCAGTTCAATCTTCCTGCAGGCACATTCAAAACTGGCGAAAGAGCTCTGCAGATATGTGACGTAGATAGCCTTGTATATGGTAACGATGCTATCACCACAGTTTCTTCTGCTATGTTTACTGCTTCTAACATAACAGTTTCTAGAGATACATTAACTCTCACAACAGTTACACCAGAATTAAATTTTATACCTGTTTCTAATACATTCGTAAATACTGATACAACAGTTCTTACTTCTGTCATTGAAGATAACGTAACTATTTTACCCCCTCCGCCTCCACCTCAGCCTTTCCCATTTTGGTTGTTTCTTGAACCTGTAGCTCAAGCTCTTACTATCAACACCCCAAATGGAGAATCAGGAATTTATGCTACATCTATAGATTTGTTCTTCAAACAAAAATCTTTAGTATCCGAAAGAGGCGTTAATGTTTACATTTGTGAAACTCAGAATGGATATCCTAACGGTAAAGTCATATTACCTTTCTCCAAAGTTCACAAAACCTACAGCGAAGTAAATATAAGCGAAAACGGTACTGTAGCAACAAGATTTACGTTCGAAGCTCCTGTTTTCTTGGCAAACAAACAAACTTATGCATTCGTTGTAAGACCAGACAACAATGACCAGGATTATCAGGTATGGACTGCAGAGCTTGGCGACACAGACGTTAATACTGGATATCAAGTATTCAGTCAGCCAGTAGTCGGAACAGCTTTTTATGGTGCTACACAAGAACAGTGGACAGCCTTGCAAACAGAATATGTTAAATTTACTCTCAATAGAGCTAGATTTAACACACAAAAAGGTCAGGCTATTTTCATTAACACGAATACAGATTTTATTTCAGTATATAACGTAGGATATAGTAATTCTTCTTCTACAATTCTTGCAGGAGATTATGTTTATCAGTCTGACAATTCGACTCCTTCTACAGCTAATCTTAGCGTTAGTGGTATTGTCAATTTCTATGACGATAACAAAAATATTCTATACGTTGATAATTCTACTGGTAATTTTTCTACCAATAAGTATGTACAGATTCATAGATTTGCTAACTCTTCTGTAGTTTCTTCGCCGAACAACTCGACTATAGTTGCTTATGCTAATACAGGTTCCTTGTATAATCCTGTAGTTGATGCTCTAGTCCCTCAATTGGCGTACATTACTCCTCCAGGAACTTCTGTTGAATATTTCTATACGGGAACAACAAACAGTTATAGCATCGAAAGCAAAGAAACCAAGGTTATTCCTGGTTACGAAAAGGAGATGTATGATTACGAGCGTATCGTAGCAAGTCGTACCAACGAACTTAACAGTATGTCTGGTAAATCTTTGTATCTCAAGGGAGTTATGTATTCTGATTCGGAATTCTTGTCTCCTGCTATCGACACTGTAAGAAATCAACAGCTTGTCATTAAGAACGATATTGATCCTCTAGGTTTTGACTACGACGAATATTTCAATAACGGCAACGCCAGATCTAAGTACGTTTCTAAGATCATTACTCTTGCTGATGGTCAAGATGCTGAAGATCTTCAGATCATTCTAACTGCATTTAGACCAATTGGTTCTGACGTAGAAGTATGGGTCAAGTTCTTAAACGGCGAAGACACTGAATCTATCAATCAGAAAACTTGGTCTCCTTTGTATAATGTTGGTTACGGATTATATTCAGATCCTTCTGATCCTACAGACATGAAAGAATATGTTTATACAGTTCCTTCGTATTATGTTCCAGTTATAACTTCTGGTACAGTAACAGTATCAGGCACAACTGTCACTGGCACAGGAACTTCATTTTTGTCTGAATTGCAGCCAGGATGGTTTGTTACTTTCCTAGTTCCAAGTACAGCAGGTTATACAGAACAAAAGAGAAAAATTGTAAGTATTGCTAGCGATAGTTCTCTGACAGTATCTTCTAACTTTATTGGAACTTATACATCTGCAACAAGAATGTATCTTGCTCCTCCCCCAACAACTGCTTGGGTAGGTAAAGACGATAGAGTTGCTTTGACAGGAACTGTTTCTTCTTATACTACTAACAATTCTATTGTTGGTTCTGGTACATCTTTCACGACACAACTTTCAGTTGGTTCTGTTATAAGCGTTGGCTCAGATCAACAAGTAATTGTTTCCATTGCTAACAACACTCTATTGAGCGTTGGAACTCCTTGGTCAAGTGCTACTAGCGGAGCAACTGCTTATAGAGTGTCAAAACCAGGCCTTTCATACTATAACAGTTCAACTAACTTCTTTACTTCGTTTAAGCAATTCCAGATTAAGATTGTTCTAAAATCAAACGATACTTCTAAGGTTCCGATTATAGACGATCTTAGAGCTCTAGCAATGCAGTTGTAATCATGGAAAATAAATATTATAAAACAGATTTCGAAGGTTTAATGAAAGACCCTAATAGCGGGGCAGTTCTCAACGTTGATAATACAAAACTGGATGCATATAAAAAGAGAAAACAGTTTGTCGAAAGCAACATCAAGAACGTAGAGCGAATCAATAAAGTAGAAAATGACATCCAAGAAATCAAGGACATGCTTAGTCAACTACTAAAGAGAAATTAATAAATGACAGTTCTTATCGCAAATACCAGTAATAATCAAAACTTTGCTTACTGGCTAAACAGAACTAACGAACTTGCTTATGCAATGTCGGTATATGCTGTTACGGCCAATGGCTCTAATGCTGCTGTTGGTAATGCTGGTATTACTGGCATTTTCAGCGCTAATGTTCTGAATTCTGCCTATAATGCGAACGTAGGAACTTATGTAGTTGTCGGTAATTTCAGTAATCCTGACGCCAACGCTGCATACGTAAACACAACCCATATCCACGTAGGTAACCAGACTTCTAATTCTACTGTCAACACCAGCACTATGAAGACTTACTCTGTGTTGGTTGGTTCTAATGTCGTTGTTAATACATCACAGATATTCATAGGCGATAGTTCTGCTAACACTGTCTTGAATAAGAGCTATATGTATTTCAAGGCAAACGATACTGTTAACTCCACATTTAATTCTAATGGTGTATTGATTACCAAAGACGCTATTTCAGCGATTCTTTCTTACGATACTTTGTGGGTTGGTAATAGCGTTGTTAATAGCACTATTATAACCACAGCCAATGACATATCTACAGGTTTCACAGCCAATACAACTTCTATCCGTATTGGTTCTAATACGTTTGCTAATGATACAACTATTGTTACTGGTTATACTTCTACATCAAACATACTTTCGAATTCTACATTCGTCGACGTAAGAAGCCCAACAGCTAATGTTAAGATTAATTCTGTATTAATCTCTCTTGCCAATTCTAGTAGCGTAGCAAATCTTACATCAGACAATCTTAGAATTGGTAATTCGTTTGTCAACAGTACAATTATTACTACTGGTAATGTTACTGTTAATACCACAGCCATTGTTGTTGGTTCTATAGTTTCTCCTGTTTTGGCCATTACGGCTTATTCTAATAATAATGTCACTATTTACGGTGAATCGAATTCTAATATTGGTGTGTCTGGTAGATCTAATTCTGCCCCTGGCGTTTATGGTAGATCTATAAGCGGCGTTGGAGCCTTTGGCGATTCAGAAAATTTCTATGGCGTATATGGTTTATCTAACACTTCTTGGGCTGGTTATTTCGCTGCAAGAACAGGAAATCCATTATATGTTGGTAACACATCAACAGAATTCTTCAGAGTAGCTTCTAACGGTCATATTGGTATTGGTGGTATTGCACCAACTGTGGCTATTGACATACAGTCATCTGTTCCTCAAGTCAGACTACGTGGAACAGGCACAACTTCAGAACTAAGAATTAATCCTGCATATGGCGGAGCAGCACTTGGTTCTATTGGTACTGTTGACACAACTCCATTTATGTTGTTTACTACCAACGTCGAGCGTGTTCGTGTTCTTGCCAACGGTAATGTAGGTGTTGGAACTACTTCGCCTGCATATAGATTAGAGGCAAACGGAACTATATGGGCTAATACATTTAACAGCGGTAAGGCTGGTGTTAATACCAGCATCAATTCTACTGCTTTCTATGCCTACGCTAACAGTTCGTTCAGCACTCAAATTAATGCTACCGCTATTTCTTCAAACGCCAATATGGACGTTTATGGTAACGTTGTGTTTGGTGTTTCTCAAGCAGCTGGTACATACGTAAATGTCAAAGGAACTCTGGTTGTTAACGGGGACGTTACTGTTAACGGTAATATCACATACACTGGTAATGCTATTGGTGATATTATTCCTTCGTCGAACGATCTTTATCAACTAGGTACAGTTAATAATAGATGGAGAATTAACGGTTCTACGCTTACTCTGTCTAATAACGCTACATTATACCAGGCTCTTACTGTCAACACTAGTGTTACCATTGGTAACAATTCAACAACTTCATTTATTACTGTTTCTCCGCCAAATATTACTCAGAGAAACCACGGTAACACTTATCTAAACGCTAATGGTTTATGGACTGCTCTGCCAATAATTCCAGTGTCAAACAACGTTGTTGTTACTTCAGGCACAGGCCAGCAGTCAATCGATAGCGTAGCTCTTGGAACTTATGCATATGATTATGTGATCCATGTTGCAGATAGCTCTGGTAACAGAATGGCTACAAAGATTCTAGTGTCAACCAATTCTACAGCGATTAATTCTTCTGAATACGCTCAAATTGGTAATTTAGGCTCATTTACTACTGATGTAAGTGGCGGGGTTGGATACCTTTACTTTACTCCTTCGGTTTCTTCGTCAACAGTAAGATTTACAAAGGTTCAGTCTTCCTAATGGCAACGAAAGCTAATCTCATAATAGATCAAGGTTCCACTTTTTCAGTGGAGCTTGACCTCACAGATGACAATGGAGATGCCCTTAACTTGGTTGGGTTTTCTGCGAACGCACAGATGAGAAAATGGTACACTTCTACCAATGCTACAACTTTTAGCACTTCTGTTAATGCATATTCTGGACAGATATCTCTAACTTTGTCAGCAAATCAGACTGGCGCTTTGACAGCTGGAAGATATGTTTATGATGTTGAACTGACAGACACATCTTCGAATGCAGTTTCTAGGGTTGTTGAAGGCATTGTAACAGTAACCCCACAGGTAACGAGATAATACATGGTAAATGTTGTTGTTTCGAGAAAAAGAAACGTCAAAGTATCATCAAACGCTACTGGTGGCGTTATCGACACAACAGTTCCTGTGACCCTAAAGAATGCTCCAGTTTTATCGAGTGGGCTAGACACAATAGATGAATTAAGAGATGTAGGTCTGACTCAAAGATCAGACGGTTCTACATTAATTTATGACGATAGTACAGATACTTATCAAGTTAAACATTTGAATTTTGTTAATATAGATGGCGACTTAGATGGTGGAGTTTTCTAATTTTATAAATATATAAAAAATTCAAAGGAGCGCTATCTACATGGCCAATAACAGAATTCAGATCAAAAGATCGGTAGCTAACGCTACAGTTAGCGGTCTTTCAAATGGTGAATTGGCGTTCACCCAAGCTAGTAACACCCTTCATATCGGCCTTCCTGACGGCTCTGGCGTACTACGAATTGGTGGCGCTCAATATCCAGGCATTCTGACCAATAACCATGCCCTTGTAGCTAACACTTCTGGCGGTATTGATACAGTTATCGTAGATAATGCTATCGTCAAAATGCTTACTGCCAATGGATCTCCGGGTTCGAATGGTCAAGTTCTTGTTACCAATGGTTCGGCCATCTATTGGGGAACAGGTACTTCTGGCGCTAACACTCAAATCCAGTTCAATGATTCAGGCGTTGCAAACGCCACAGCTGGTTTCACATTCAATAAAGTCAGCAATAACCTTTTCATTGACAACACTGTATTCACAACAACAGTCAATGCCACAACAGTAAACGCTGCTTCTCATACTGTTGGATCCCTATTAGTCGCCAATTCTACTGGTCTGTGGACTCCGGCTGGTACAGTTAATGCAGCCATCGTAAGCATTGGTACAGATGTTGTTGCTAACTCTTTGGGAGTTTTCGCAACTGGAACAGTTAACGCTTCTACATTAAGCGTAGGTTCAGTAGTTGTAGCAAACTCTACAAGACTACAATCTAATGGCCTAGCAGTAAATTCTTCTGGCGCTTATGTAACTGGTATTGTTAACGCCACAGCCTTTGACGCTGGTTCTATTGGAACTGGTGGCGGCGGCACAGTACAGAATACCACTACTTTCTTCGTAGGCAACAACACAGTTAATACCAATATTACTTCAGGTGGTATTGTTATTAATGGACTTACAACCGCTAACAACAGTGGTGTGTTTGCTGCAGGTATTGTTAATGCCTTTGCCCACACTGTTGGTACTGATCTTGTAGCCAACTCTTATGGTTTGTTCGCCGTTGGCGCAGTTAATGCTTCTATTCTTAGCGTTGGTACAGATTTTACTGCCAATTCTACAAAGGTTGTATTCTCTGGTTCAAACGTTGACGCTACATCTGCAACTGCAGAATTCTTGAATGTCATCGTCCAGGGTAACACCACTCTAGGTAACAGCACTTCAGACGAAATCCATGTTACTGCTCGCGTAACAGGCAACGTAAATCCATCTGCTAATACAGCCTATGATTTAGGTTCTAACAGCCTAAGATGGAGAGAAATTCACGCTGCTAACATCCATTCTACATCTGGTTACTTCGATGGTAGCGTTGAAATTGCTGGCGATATTATCGTCTCTGGTAACCTGGTAACAACTAACGTATCATCTGTTATCGTTTCTGATCCAATGATCTATCTTGCTGGTAACAACTATTCCAGCGATCTATTAGACATCGGTTTCGCTGCTAACTATCATGATATTGCAGCTAACACAAACCTACACACTGGTCTGTTCCGTGACGCTTCTGATGGTGGTATATATAAGCTCTTTACAGGTTCACAACAAGAGCTATCAGGTAACAACGTTGTTAATACAGCTGCTAACGGTTATACCCTAGCAATTCTACAGACTTTCCTAGAGTCTGGTGCTATTGTATCTAACAATACTACATTAACAGTTACTGCAAACTCAACTTGTAATGTTAATATTGTTGCTAATACATTAGCTCTATCTACTGCTCTCGCAGGAACAGAGGGTGGTACTGGTTATAAGACGACTATCAATCAAGCATTGCTAGTTGGTAACTCTTCGAACGGCTATAATAGATTGTCTCTTGGAACTAGTGGATTTGTTCTTCAATCAAACGGAAGTCATCTAGTATACGATTATCTAGATGGAGGTAGCTTCTAATTATCTGAGGATATATTATGGAAGAAGAGAAAAACGACCAACAAAACCTCTATACACTACATTACATCCAGAAGCAAGAACAATTGCTTCTGGATTTCTTGCGTAAGAACATCGACGCAGAAGTACGTATAGTAGCTCTCAACAACAATATCAATGAAGCTAATGCTCGCTATGAGGAATCTCAGAAGCAAGTAGCTCTTGGTAACGAATTACTGAATCAAGCAGCTGCTAGCATCGAAACGCTGACAGCTGAGAATGATCGTATTACTCGTCAGTTAGAAGCATCTAAAACTGATATTTCATCGCTACAAAGTAATTATACTGCTCTTCAACAAAAAAATCAAGAGATTAATTCTCAAAAAGAGAGAATTATTAAAGAAGCTCAAGGCGAGAATCAGTTGAAATTAAATGAAGCTGGTATCCGTATTAAACAATTAGAAGATGAATTAAAACTATGTAATTCTAGATCCGAAGAATTAAAAACAGAATACCAGCATCAAGTCGAAGAACTAAATAATTTATACACCGAGAATCAAAAGCTGAAAGGCGATGATTCAAAAAAGGCAAAAAAGAAAGAACCTCCGGCAACATTGCCAGATGAATTTTAATATCTCAGTATATACTGAGTTATAGGAGAGCCTAGAATGGCAAATACAGTTTTCAAACTGCGTCGATCATCAGTCGCAGGTAAAGTCCCAAATACATCTACTGTCGCAATCGGCGAATTAGCAATCAACCTTACCGATAAAAAGCTATTCTCGTCAGACGGTTCGCTAGTATTTGAGATTGGCGCCAATCTAACAGATCTCCAAGTATCAAATAATATCACAACATCAAACATCAATGTAACAGACACAGCATTATTTCAGAATGTTGCTGTATTTCATGATGTAGCTATATTCGGCGCTATTAGTGCCAACAGCAGCAACGGCGCAGCAGGACTGGTTCTTACTTCAAACGGTTCTGGGGTTTATTGGGCGCCAGCTGGTGGTAGCGCCACAGGTCCAGTGAGACAACAATTTACTGGCGACGGAAACACAACAACATTTGCTATATCTGGTGGTTACGAATCTAATACTGTTTCAGTATTCTTGAATGGTGTTATGCTTCATAACGGTCTTGAGGCCAATGTTCAGTCTGGAGTCAACGTTGTTATTTCTCCTGCTCCTGCAAACGGTGCTTTGATTGACGTTGTTGGTTATTCTGTTATCACATCAACTTCTTATCTGACAATTGGTAATACTAGTATCTCTGGTAATGTAATATCAATCGGTAATTCTTCTGTTAACACTCAGATTGTTCCAGGAAACGTATATTTAAACGGTTCTACACTAGTCATTGGTAATACATCAAGCAATATTACCATTGATTCTACTACTATTAGTATTGCTGGTGCGACCATTAACACTTCGTCGTTTAGCGGAACAGCGAACAATACTCTTTATGTTGGGTCAGTTGCTTCTAATGACGTTGTTTCAAATACGAGCTTGCAAGCTAACCTAACAGTCATACGTTCTGATATAGCAAATTCATATTCTAATTCTGTTAATTATACTAGTTTTGCTATAGGAACTGCTAATCTTGCTATGGTAGCGAACGCTGATGCAGCATATTCTAATGCCACCTCATACACTGACTCTAAAATAGCAACAGCTAACTCTGCTATAGTTGCTAACGCTTCTGCTGCATACAGTAATTCTGTTTCATATACAGATACGAAAATTGCTACTGCTAACCTAGCAATTGCTAATGCTTATTCTAATGCTGTTTCATATACTGACGCTCAAATAGGAATTGCCAATTCTTCTATAACATCAAATGCATCAGCAGCTTATTCTAATGCAGTAAGTTATACTGATACAAAAATTGCTACTGCTAACCTAGCAATTGCTAATGCTTATTCTAATGCAGTCAGTTATACAGATTCTAAAATTGCTACTGCTAATTCTGAAATGGCTGCTAATGTATCTGCTGCGTATTCTAATGCAGTCAGTTATACAGATTCTAAAATTGCTACTGCTAACTCTGCGATAGTTGCGAATGCAGGTGCAGCTTACTCTAATGCTACTTCTTATACAGATTCTAAAATATCAACAGCTAACTCTGCGATAGTTGCTAATGCGTCAGGTGCATATTCTAACTCTGTAACATATACAGATACTAAGATTGGAATAGCTAACTCAGCAATGGTCGCTAATGCGGCTGCGGCTTATAGTAACTCAGTAACCTATACTGATACGAAAATAGGAACTGCAAATACAGCAATGATTGCCAATGCTTCAGCGGCATATACGAACGCAACAGTATTTGCTTCTAATGCTTCAAATGTTAATACTGGTACACTAGCAGAAGCTAGATTACCATACCGTATGAATCAAAACGTTCGTAACACAGATACAGTACAATTCAATGGAATGACTCTTACTGGAAACCTAGTAGTTTCTGGTAACGTTAATATCATAGGTGCTAATAACCTATCCCTAGTAGATAATATGATCTACTTAAACGCTAACAGCACTGTAACGAATCCAGATCTAGGTATCGCTGGTAACTACAATAGTGGTGGTTATGCTCACACAGGTATTTTCCGAGATGCTAGTGATGGTATCTGGAAGGTGTTCGACAATTATGCTCCAGAACCTGATGCTAATGTTTGGATTGATACTACAAATACATCATTCCATATAGCAAACTTCCAAGCAAATACACTATTCCTAGGCAACACAACATCTAACTGGTTTGTTGCTAACAATTCTGGCGCATATGCTTCTAGATTCTATGACATTAATAACCTTTCTTATTATTTGGATCCAGATGGTACTTCTGTTGTAAAGGCGTTGAGCGTAAATGATACATTTATCCAAACTGGCGGTTATGGGTATCTTGGTGCGTTCAATTCAGGTTCTGGTGGAACATATCCATCTTTCAACAATTATGGATTTGCTGTTGCTACCAATTTTTCTAATGGTTTGGCGGAAGTAGATCTATGGAATACATACAATCCTTCCACTTATACATCGACTGGAATAAGATTTATACAGCAGTTGAGCGCCTCAACTTATAGAGATTTGATGTTCCTAAAACATGATGGTAATGTTGGTATTGGCACCACTTCTCCATCATATAAACTAGATGTCGCAGGAGCAGCAAGAGTTGGTACAACAGCAAACCATACATTAAGATTTGGTGAATATGGAACGTTATTAAGTTCTGATACGCATCTTTCTCATAACATTTATTATAATAGTGGTTGGGCTGTTGTCAGTAATACTGTTCCTTCTTCTTCTATCAAACTAGGTTCAACTACGACCAATGACATATTATTTCTTTATGCAAACACTGGTTCGACTTCTTTGTCTGGGCCATTCTATTTCAATAGTGCTGGTGTAGGTTATACAAATGGTTCATGGAGAGGGCCAGTATTTTATGATGCTGATAACACCAGTTTCTATGCTGATCTGACTTCTACTAGCGATTCTATAATATCTGCTGGTAATATTAGACTTGGTTCCAGATTACTATTTAATACTTGTGACGCATATACAGGTTCTTCATATGCTCTACTTGGTTTAAGTTGGGGCGGCGCTGCTGGAACGTATAAAAATTTCGCTGTATATGATTATCCAAACACCAGAAGTATGTTTGAAATTGCAGGCGAAACAAGAAACATAACTACGTATGGAAATATTTCTACGCCGCAGCAGCTTAAAGTTACAGCGCAGTATGGCACAGAACTAGGTTCTACAGAAGTTGGATTTATGTGGCACACATCTGGCCCAGTTCTAACTTATGCAGGCAACAATAATTATATTATTAAGTCTAATGGTGCAGATAGATTTGTTGTATATACTGGAAACTATTCTCTGGCTCATGGGTCAATGCGTTCGCCAATCTTCTATGATTCGGATAATACTGCTTACTATGTTGATCCTGCAAGCATATCTATTCTGGCGACAATTGAAGCGGGTGGACTAGGAAGATCAAGTTCACATTGTATCGGCTCAAATCTTTCTGGCGCCATCGCTTGGAATAACTCTCAACTTGAAATAAGAAACAGCAATGCCGGTAATGTGGGTATAGCATTTCATAGGGCAGGATATTCTTCTGTTGCGTTATATCATGGTGCAGGATCAGAATTGAGATGTTCAGGAAATCTTTTCGGTGACACTGATGTTAGATCACCTATCTTCTATGACTTAAACAATACTGCTTATTATGTAAATCCAAACGATGTTTCTTTTGTGTATGAACACAGAACAAGATGGCGTCAACTTATTGGTTATCAGAGTTATGATGGTTGTATTTTTGATGGAGATGCCGATCACAGACCTGGTATAGCTATTAAAGGTCGTTATCCTAAAATTGATATTATGTCATCTGGTATCAATAACACAAATCACGGCCCTGCTCTTAGATTGGCTGCATATGATACTGCCGACGCTACTAGCGGCAACTTTAAACAATGGATTATTGGTACTATGGGTACCGATGCAGTGTCACTAGGTTTTGGTTATTCTGCCGGCACAGACCCTAATCCGCATGTTGCATATAGTCGTAACTATGGTAATGTTATGTGGTTCCAGAACGATTATAATGTCTATATTGCTGGTAGTATCAGAACACCTATTTTATATGATAGAAATGATACCGGATATTATGTTGATCCTAATTCAACATCTGTTCTTTATAACGCAGAAATCATTCATTGGAGAGCAAAACTTGACAGATCATGGGGCGGATATCCTTCCATCACAGTTTATAACACCACCGATCAAGGCGGACAAGGTGAATTTAGAATCCATGGTTATCCAGGATCTAATGGTGGGGATTATAGTATCAATCTAAGAGTTGATGGTAGCTACTATGGTTATCTATCTTATGTTGAGGCTATGTATGACATTAATGACACCGGATATTATGTAAATCCTAATGGTTATTCATCATTCTCGACGTTACGTTGTCATGGCAACGACATGTTTTTAAGAGGTGGTGCACCAACATTTAGATTCGAAGACACGGATCAACAGTGTGCTACGCTACACAATAATAGTAATTTATTATACATTTTAAGACACAACAATCTAAACGAAGGATGGTCCACCGTCGGTTCTGGTTGGTGGCCTATGACTGTCAATCTGACTAATAATAATGTCGATTGGGGTGGTAATATTACTGCCGCCTATAACATTATTGCATATGCTTCTGACCGTCGTTTGAAAGAAAACATCAAAGAAATTCCTAACGCTATTGAGAAAATCAAGGCGATTAGAGGTGTTACATTTGACTGGAATGACATATCAGAGGAAAATGGTTTCGTTCCTGAAAGAAAATATGATGATATTGGATGTATCGCCCAAGAAGTTGAGGCCGTTCTTCCTCATGTTGTTACATTGGCACCATTTGATAGATGGAAGCCTGATCCAGGTAAAGATTACACCGATGAAGAATTAGATGAAAAGATGGATACATCCAGAAGCGGCGAAAACTATCTAACTATTCAGTATGAAAGAATGGTGCCGCTTTTGATACAAGCGATTAAAGAACAGCAAGAAATGATTGAGACTATGAAACAAGAAATGAGCGATTTGAAAAAACTGATAAATAGTTAAAAAACAAATAATAAAGGCAAAAAATGGCTCAGAATAGAGAAATTGGCGAACTTGGTCAAGTTGTAACAGTCAATACAGCTGCAGAAAGCGTTAGCGTTGGTAACACTGTTATCCATACTAGCGGAATAACTGTAGGTAATACTTCCATTCATAGTAATGGTATTACTATTTCTGGCCAGTCTATGAACAACACTTCATATCCAGGCACAGCAAATAACACTCTTTATGTTGGGTCAGTAACGGCCAATGACGTTGTTTCTAATACAGACCTTCAAGCTAATTTAGTTGTCATTAGATCAGATATAGCCAACTCCTATTCTAATACAGTTTCATATATCAGTAGTTCTATAGAAACTGCTAACGCTGCAATGGTTGCTAATGCTGCAGCAGCCTATTCTAACTCTGTAACATATACTGATACCAAGATATTCACGGCTAATGCTGCTATAGTTGCTAATGCTTCTGCAGCGTATACTAACGCAGTATCATATATTAACAGTTCTATAGAAACTGCCAACGCCGCTATCGCCGCTAATGCTTCAGCAGCATATTCTAATGCAGTCAGCTATACTGACTCGAAAATTGCTACTGCCAATTTAGCGATCGCTAACGCTTATTCTAATGCAGTAAGTTATACTGACAGTTCGATTGGCGCTGCTAATGTCACAATGGCTATATTTGCAGGAGCAGCTTATTCGAATGCAGTATCATATACTGATTCTAAGATTGGTACAGCCAATCTAGCTATTGCTAATGCGTATTCTAATTCAGTCAGTTACACAGACTCAAAGATAGCTACTGCTAACTCTGCTATAGTTTCTAACGCTTCTGCTGCATACACTAATGCTACTTCTTATACAGATTCTAAAATAGCAACGGCCAATGCTGCTATAACAGCTAATGCTTCTGCTGCTTATTCGAATGCTACTTCTTATTCTTCTAATGCTTCTAATATTTCTTCAGGCACAGTAGCAGAAGCTAGACTTCCATATAGAATGAACCAGAATGTCAGAACATCAGATTCAGTAGAGTTTGTTGGCATGACGCTAACTGGAAACCTAGTCGTTTCTGGAAACGTCAATATTATCGGCGCCAATAATCTGTCAGTCTCTGATAATATGATATATCTTAATTCTAATAATGATGTTACCAATCCAGACATAGGTGTTGCTGGTAATTATAACAGCGGAGGATACGCTCATACTGGTATATTCCGCGACGCCAGCGATGGGATTTGGAAGGTCTTTGACAATTATCTTCCAGAACCTGATGCCAATGTGTATATTGATACAAGTAATACGACATTCCATCTAGCTAATTTTCAAG